TGTGGTCCTTGTGGTCAGATTGGTCCCATGGTTCCTGCTGGTCCGAGTGGTCCCATGGTTCCTGCTGGTCCGATTGGTCCCATGGTTCCTTCGGGTCCCATGGTTCCTGCTGGTCCGATTGGTCCTTGTGTTCCCATATCGCCTTTTGGTCCTATTGGTCCTTGTGGTCCTACTGGTCCTTGTGTACCTACTGGTCCTTGTGTACCCATATCGCCTTTTGGTCCTTGTGTCCCCATATCGCCTTTTGGTCCTATTGGTCCTATTGGTCCTATTGGTCCTATTGGTCCGGTATCACCCGTTTTTCCATTTGGGTCTACTAATACATCATTTATATAAAGAAAATTTGTTCTAACATCATCAGCATTAATTGATATAAGTTTATTTAAATCAGTATATGCGTTCTCTAGAAAATTACTCATAAATTATGTCTTTATTTTTTTTTTGGTCTTCCCCTTCCTCTTTTTGGTGCTGGAAGGGTAAGAGGTGGTTCTTTTTGTTTTTGTGACGTTTCTTGTGTTATTGTTTCCATTAAATCTTGATACATTTCTTCAGCTGATGGTCCTTGTTGTGGTTGTGGGTCTTCTATGTCTTGCTGTGTTTTAAAATTTTCTGAACCAAATGTTTCTGATACATCTATATTATCATCATCAGTAAACCCCGATCGCAATCTCATAGCAAGATTATTTATTATTGGAATTCCTTGAGTTATTACATTTTGAATTTGTTGTTGTCTTTGTTGTAATTGTTGTTGCTGTTGTTGTTGGTCTTCTAATAATAATTTCTGTTCTTGTTGTTGATTTTTATATTCTAATAATCGTGTATCAAAATTTCTATTTTCATCTCGTAGTCTTAAAGCATCACTATAAGCAACAGGATTAGGATTTGATGTTGTAACAAATGCGTTATATTTCTGCTCTCCCATGCTTTGTTGAACTGGTTGTTGTTGCTCTTGAACTAGCTTTTTTGTTGTTGAAAATCCTCTTTTCCTCCTCCTTCTTTTTTTTAGTTTTATTACTCCCAATTTTATTAGTTCTTTTAGAGTAAGTAATAATCCATTCTTCATACATTTAATCTACAAAATAATTATTTGATTGACTTTTGAATATTTGTGGTTGGAGACCTCCGGTCTCTGTGAGCGGTCGCTCACGCTCTTGTTGATACACTTTAGTTTTACTTTTCTTGTTTTGCTGTGTTTTGAGAGCACGTTGCTCCGCAACTAGTTCGGGTTTCCCGAACGTACGCTTTGGTTGTTTGTATTCTTCTACGTCGCTATAGCGACTACGTTGCTCTGCAACTAGTTCGGGTCTCCCGAACGTAGTCCCAGAGGGACGTTCTTCTTCTTCTTCTGTGTCACTATCCTCATTATAAATAATTATTTCTTTTGCCTTCGGGAGCCTCCGCTCCCAGACCGCAGAGCGGTCCTTCTTCTTTGGTTTCTTTTTAACATTTACAACTATTTTCTCTACTGACGAATCGGATTCCTCTTCGTCTTCGCTTTGGGGTGGTGATGGTTGTGTAACTTTTTTTTGTTTGGCTGGTGTTGGTGGTGTTATTGTTTTTTCTTGTTCCAGTAATAATTTACTCGCTTCTATTTTTTTTTCTAGTTTCTTCTTCTCTATTGCTTCTTTCCTTTTCTGCTGTAAATTCTTAAAATGTTCCATTTGTTTTTCACTTCGTGGTTTGGGTGTCTTTTTTACCTTCTCTAAAGGAGTGGCGTCTTGGATACTTTCTTGGATTTCTTGGTTTTCTAAACTTTCCATATAATTAAGTAGAGAATAAAATGGCGTCTTTAAGGACGCCATTTTATTCCCATTTGAAAAATAATACCGAGGAAACCTCGGTATTATTCTTTTTAGAGAATAATAAATGTTAATTTATCAATTTATATTAATGACAATACATGATATTGAAGAAGTAAAGAATCCCACAGGAACTACATTTAAACCCATTAAGGAAAAGCAAAATATATATGTGCCTGATATTGTAAATCAAAATATAAGTAGAAGAAATGGAATGATTTATGTGATGACAGGGTCAGGTGGTTCAGGCAAAACAAATTTATTGCTAAATATGTTTAAGAGCAAGAATTGTTATCGTAACATATTTAATACTATCTATTACTTCTGCCCAGCTGCGTCTTTCGCCTCATTAAAAAACCATCCTTTTGAAAAACATCCGCGTGTTTATCACGAATTAGATGTGCCTATTTTAGAAGAAATATATAATGAATTAGTTAGTAAAAGAGTTGATGATGAGCCGAAAGTAGAGAAAAAAAAGAGGAAGGACCAAAGGGCACAGGGTTTATCAAAATACAATGATGATATATCAAGCGAAAGCGAAAATGATGAAGAAAAAGAACGGGAAATTGAGTATAGTTGTATTATAATAGACGATTTTGCTGATAGTTTGAAAGATAAGCACATACAGAGGCAACTTAATAAAATGCTGATAAAAAGCAGACATCTTTGCTGTTCTTTTATATTCACATTGCAGACTTATCTTTACTTTCCTCGATCATTAAGAAAACAAATCACTTATATTACCATGTTTAAACCAAAGAATGTAGAAGAATTTAACTCAATTGCTCGTGAATTATTGAATTATAATAAAGACGACGCTTTGCTTCTCTACAATTATGTATTTGATGCTCCGTATACTCATCTTGACATGGATACGAGTAATTCTATTCTGTATAAGAATTTTAACGAATTAGTTATAAAATAAAAACCGCCTTTAAGCGGTTTTTATTCGAGAGCTCTGCTCTCAGAAGCCAGAGGCTTCCAGATTTTCAAAAACCCTTGGGGTTTTTCAAAATAAAATAAAATGTTGACAATATTATGAGTTTAGAAAATATCATAAAGTCATTAGAAAATGGATTAGTTCCTTTAGAGTTAGATTATAGACCGCGTGAAGGGGCTGATGTTAGCACTATTGATTGGGACAAGGTTAGGTATAATTTGACATACCACACTCCAGAATTTTATGAAGATAAGTTTCCTGTTGAGTGTAAGCAAATACCAGCCTTCGATCAGGTGATTGACCTTATACTTGATAGGAACAAAGATAATTCGCCATTACAAGAGATTTTAGAACGACAAGAAGAGAATAATAAAATTGAAATCAAATCAAACGACAATTTCTCTACTTAACATTATTTAAAAGCATTCTACAATATTATCTAATCAGATGCCAATTATTGATTATTCGAAAACTATCATTTATCTTATCAAGTGTAAAGATGATAACATAAACGATGAATATGTGGGTTCTACAACTAATTTTAATCGGAGAAAATCGCATCACAAATCTTGTTGTAATAATCAAAACCTAAAGAATTATAATTTAAAAATATATCAGTTTATACGTGAAAACGGAGGTTGGGATAATTGGATAATGATACAATTAGAAGAATACCCATGTGAAAATAAAAGACAAGCTCAATTAAAAGAAGAAAAAGTAAGAGTTGAACGAAAAGCACAATTAAATTCAAATAGAGCATTTGTAAGTGAAGAACAAATAAAAAAAGATAAACAAAACAATTATCAAGAAAATAGAGAAGTAAGAAAATTACAAATGAGAATACGATATGAAAACAACAAAGATAATGCTAAAGAATATCAGAAAATATATAATGAAAATAGAAAAGAAGAAATTAAAAAATATAAAAGTATTTGGTATAATAAAAATAAAGCAATATTAAATAAAATTAATCAGCAATATTATCGAACACATAAAGAAACAATGAAAGAACAAAATAAAAAATATCGTGATACTCACAAAGAGCAAAATAAAAAATATCATCAACAATATCAAGAAACACATAAATCAAAAATAAAAGAACAACAAAAAAAGTGGTATGAAACAAATAAAGAAAAAGTAAAAGAAAAGGCAAGAAAATGGGATGGAAAAAATAGAGAGAGAAAAAATGAGCTAGAAAGACAACGATATCATAAAAAGAAAGCAGAAAAACTTCTCAACAAACAATATAATGAACCCGCAGAAAGCAATACGGACACCTCCTAATATTGGAACTGACAAAATTAAGGATTTAATTGCTGGGTCATACCAGAGAAATACAGGTGCCCGTGAAGCTGGGAATAAGTATGGACTTAGACTTGATGACAGTTTAAGTAATGCGGAACATAAGGTTTGGGTTGATAGGAAAAACCGACCAACCATTTCATATACCGGCACAAGAAAAATTGGGGACTGGGGGACAGATTTATTATTGGGATTAGGTCTTGAAAAATATAGCACTCGTTTTA